GTGCGCTGCAATTCAAGCCAGCTGTTGACCTCCTCGTCAGGATTATAAAGCGCTTTCATCCTAACCGCTCCACCGGTCCATTTGCTCAATAGCATGGCTTGATTCCACGGATTTTTACCGCCGATCTCTCCGGCCATTGAGAAAAGTTCTTGCATCAGCCTTGGGTCCTGTAGTCCCTGCTCCTGCAATGCCATGACTTGACCAATCGAATATTGACCAGCACCCAATTCACGGTCCAATATCCGTCGGGCTGCCTGAAATCCCATACCGCCGCCGGTGATGGCCTGATTGAAAGCAGAGAGTTGTTCTATTCCCCTCTGTCCTTGGAACGGAACTCCCAGAACTCCCATCCTACCGGCATAATTAGCCATTCGCCCCGGATCGGCGGTGACTGAAGTTCTCATTACGGTATCTGTGAGGTTCATTACTCCCTGTATGAATTCTGGTAGTCGGCCTTCACCTATGCCGGATCGAACGCCCTCAGTAATGGCATCTATCAATCGGACATCTGTTGTAGCTCCGGGAGCATAGCCTGTCATTGCTGTACGGGCCGTGAACTCCATCCCCAGTGCTTTCTCAATGCCGAAACTCTGGGCAAGATTGATCACATCGCCCGCTACGGCTCGGTTGGGTCCTCGTCCTGTGATCCTGATGTATGATTGCTCCAGTTGGCTCATCTCTGGTAGCATCGTGCCGGTAAGCAGGGCCACAGTCTCAAATTCTTCGCGGAATGCTGCGGCATCTCCTGCCAGCCTGCCGGTCATCGCCTGTATCATCATCAAGTCAGGAGCTATGCGCTTATAGGCTTCCTTGCCCTCGATTGCTCCAGAAATCAATTTATAGCCAAGAAATCCAACAGCTCCCGCTCCAACTCCAAGGCCCATCTTTGCCGCAGTTCCCAGACCTTTCATGCGACCAGTAACGGCACTGGCAAATTTCCCCAGTCCCATCCGGGCCATGCCTCCGGGTCCTATACCACGAATGCCCATTCCGGTAAGGTCTGACAGCATATCGCCGCCATCCCCACCGACGCCTTGATAGTGTTCCTTACGGTAAGCTTCGGCCTGTATTCCCGTGGTCACATCTTGGATATGCTCTTTCTTTAGGGCATACCGTCTCTGGTCAATCCGCTCCTGCTCGAAACTGCTACTGGTTCGTGATCGCTGATACGTGAGGTCGGCCATCCGCTCCTGATGACCCACCTGCTCCAATCGAGAGAGTAAAGAAATCTGCTCACGAATGAACTGATTCTGCTTTTTGAGGTCGTCAGGATACTTACCACTCGCTTCGATCTTGAGATCGTTGTATTGCCCCCAGCCAGCGTTCATTTGATTGAGCTGCTGGACGTGCTCCCGCATCCCCTCGTTGCCGGTGGTCTTTGTGTCTATGACGATGCCTATGCGATTGTCGGGCACTTGATTCCTTCAGGTTACGGTTTTAAGTGATCTGGGAGCTCGATGCCAAGTTCATCCTTGACAGTCTGAGCAAAATCATCGTCGCGGAATGTAGTCTGATCAGAATCCCCATCTTGGGGTATCGTCATTTCAGCGCCACATCGCGGGCAGAGTGCGGAATTCGGATGAGGAGGACCCTCATACTCACAAAATTCGCAGTGCGGTATGAGAGTCTTGCGTTGATCCTCGATCCTACGATCTAATTCCTGATGAATATAGAACTCTCGATGAATTCCTTCATCAGTCATATCCAAATAGCGTTGGTCGGTTGGAGGGAGACTGTATTTTCTCCTGAACCAAATCCGGGCGAAGTCAGTATTTAGGAGCGATAACGCCTCAGCTTTGACCCTTTCCATCTCCTGCGCCGGTTTCGTCAACGGCAGGCGGGTCCTCCCTGCGAAACAACCCGGACTGTTCGGTCCATCCTTTCCACAGTTCGTTGAACTCGTCCGCCGATAGAGCTTCACAGCCCTTCCAACCATCCGGCGCTTTCTCAATCCGACCATCCAGTTCGCACATCCTGAACAGGTCCCATGCTGCTGTAGCTTCGCCCTGATTGGGCGATTCAATCATCTGGCCGTACATGCCATTCGATACTCTGGACCTGCGGACTGCGATCTGGGTCTCTTCCCCTATGGTGACAATGTTCCTGATGACGAATTCGCCACTGGAAACTGTCACTGCTGATGTCTTATCCATGCTGTTTGTCCCTTATATGGATAACGTTAAGGTGATGCTACCGGCTCACCATACATCCCAGAACCGCTACGCTGGGTGATAGCATTCTCGCCTACATTCAGACTGACATTACCAATCTTACATCCGGCGATGGTAGCGATATTCTCTTGAGTGTATTTGTCCTCGATGACAATCGTGAAGCCCGCTTGGGTCATAATATTCCGCACGATCTCCGTCGTGGATTTGCCTCCTCGCTCTACGAGCTTCAGATCGGCAATGGCACTCTCCGTCAGAACAAGTGCCGTGAAATTGAAATTACCATTGAATCGAAGCGCCACGATCTCGAACGGGGTGAATTTCCCAATGGCATAGGCCCCCTGAAGTCCGTAGTCTTCATTCTCGGTGATGGTACTCATCACGCCGATCTTCGTTCCGTCGAAGAAAACCAGCACTCTGGCACCGTGTACTACTTTCTTAGCCATGTTAATAGTCTCCTAATTTATCGGCTTACAGAACTGCTACGGTTTCAATCAGGAAGAAGTTGAACGGATTATTCAGCCGTATCGACACCTTCACGCTCCAACCATCGCCAGCCTCTAATCGTGTCGCGGCCACATTTTCCCATGCTGGCAAAATATTATCCGGGTCTGAATCATTCGCCGCCAATATCCCTTCGGCTTCCTTGGCTTTGCAATGACTCTCCACGAAACCGATTATGGTTGCCCGGCCTACTCCAACGGTTCCTCCAATGAAGTTTAGTTCGGCTGCCACTGCCAGCTCTTTATTGAACTGACCAGCGGATCGCATGAGCGAAATCTCCGGGGATGACGCACTTGCGGGGTCCCACAGATTTATATTGTTCTGGAGAGTATTCACGCCCTGATTGATGATGAGTCCGACACCTTCCTTGTTGCGCGGCGCTATTGCCCCGGCCCGAATGAGCGCCTCTCGCTGGGTCTTGGTGAATTCGTACTGCAACCCCTGAGCGCTGAAGACTTTATAGGTCAACGGCTCCTGCACTGGTAAGCCACCTGCTAAACCGGCACACTTCGCAGCGAGCCATTTCGGCGCAAGGGCTTCCACCCCGGAACCGTCTTCAGCAAAGTCGTCAACACCGCAGGCCGTCAATGCTCCATAGGCGCTGTTCATCAAGGCAGCTCCATCAGAAGCGCTGGTGACAGCTAACGCTGCCGTGGTCTGAGATGCTAATCCGAAGAAGCCCATGCGGAAGTACTGGTTTGCTTGACAGTGGGCTGTAACCAACGCGTGATCCGCAGCGGTTTCAGAGTCGATCCAGATGATCTGACAGTTCTCCTCCTCGATCAATGTCAAGGCAGCGGTGATAGCCGCTGTATCGATTGATGGAGATGTGCCACCGGCCAAGAAGGCATAGGTGGTCTGATTCGTCAGCTTGGTGCCATCGGTCACGACCTCTCCATTCACAAAGGCGCTGAAGTTATCCAGCACGTAATTGGAGATATGTGGGTAAGCCTGAAGATTCAAAGCTGCGGTCTTGCCATCCGTTTCGGCCAGCGTATTCAGGTTAGTACTGTTCAGCGTACCGATCCCGGCTTGGGCAAGATTGAAGATCGAGCATTCCCAATCGGCTAAAGCGTCGATTGCCGCCACCACTTTCGAGATGGTATTGTAGCTGACCTCAGCGAAATCGAAGTCGAATTCCACTGCTTCTGATGCAGTCACACCGGCAGAACCGATTATATGATCTGCTGCTGTGATCTCCAGAAGACCGGACGCCAACGCTCCCACATACTGGATAGTGACCGCCAGATCGAGATCATCAAATACCTCGGTTTCATCCTGATAGGCAACGGTGATCTTGCTCGAATTGGCTGTAGTGCCGTCCTCGATCTTGACCTTGATTCCGTTGACCCATGTTCCATAGTCTTTCGAGACAATCTTGCCACTGGTGGCATCGTGCTCGGCTGTCGTCGCTGTTTGAGCGCGGACAAATCCACAATAGGGAGCGCCGTCATGCTGGGGAGAAGGATTGAAAATAAACCCCATCGCCCGGAGAGCGTTGCCGCCCCGTAGCATATCTGACGCACCTGATTTGTCGGTGAACCAATGAACTGTACTGGGGGCACCCCCCTCACTTTCACCAATTATGATCACTCTACCCGTCGCCAACGGATTGGCTTTGGGGGCGATCCCGACCGTGAGCTTGCTTTTCGCCTGTGGCTCAACCAGAATTTGATTCCCAAATTTCTGTTGACTCATTGTTCGCTCCTTATGACTTTAAGTATTGGTTCCATCCTAATTTGTTTCATAGGACATTCCTGATACCGCCTCACGGCGGAGTTCGTGGGTCAACCCGACCCCGGCAATCAACGTGTTCACAGCCGCATTTACATCGCGGTCATGCTTCGCACCACAAGCGCACGTCCATTGTCTTACTGGCAAGCCTGCTAATCCTGTAGGGCCGGTTTTGGCTCCACATTTTGAGCAGGTCATAGTGGATTTATGAGGAGCAACTTCGAGGTACTGCCTGCCGCTTGTAGGCACCTTGCAAGACAGCATTCCTCGAAGCTGACCATGACTCGATGAAGTCACGGATTTCCCAAACTTTTTCGCTATTGCGCGATGGTTATCCCTCGACCAGACTATCAGTTCGTTCTCGGATACCAACCGTCTCGACAATTTATGATTCCGATCCCGGCGCTGATTCCTGAGCCGTTCATGGAGTCGGGCAACCAATTTTTTATTCTTGCCACGTTGGGCCTGAGCCAGCCGAACTTCGGCCTGTTCCAACTCACGGGGATGATCAATCTTCTCCCCAGTACTCAAGGTCAGTAAATGCTTGAATCCCGGATCAATCCCGACCTTCCCGTTGCCAATATGAGGAATCGCGTTGGGCTGTGCGTCGATGGATAGGCATAGATACCAGCCGGAAGCCCGGCGCACGATCCGACCGCATTTAATCCTACCTTCAGGAATATCCTGTTTATGGAAGCGGATTGACCTCATGCCCGGTATCCTGATTCGATTGCCATCCGGGAGTCGGATCGGGTCCGGGAAGGGGATGCTACTCAATCGGTTATGCCGCCCTTTCAGGCGGGGTCTGCGGGAGATACCTTTGAAGCAGCGTTGCCAACTCATGTGAGCATCAACGAGTATCCCCTGCAACACATGAGATGGAATACCCAGTTTGATCCCATGTCCCGCGAGCAGATTTTGGAAATCCATCCGGCTATAATGGATACCGCCTTGAGCGTCCTGCTCAATCTTCCTCACTGCCCAGTTCCAGACGCCCGTAAGCATCCAAAGCCACTCTTCGAGCTGGTGCTCTTGAGTCCTGTTCGGGACGATCTTTAGTTGACGAGAAATCATTTTAGCTCACTAAGTATTCATCGATCAATTTATCCCAGTCGGAGTGCATCCGGGCACGGAGCGGTTCATTCCGATCCGTTTTCATCCAAACCTTGAACCCATGCTGAAGCACTGATGATATTTCCCGGTCAGTGTTGGCTACATACTCCGATAATGAGATCAGTTGCATTGGCTTCGACTCGCCTTTAGGCGGTTCCTGCTGCTTAGAGGAGGTTGTTTTCTTTTCACTCCCTTTGCCGCTTTTTACCGGAGCTTCCTGCACCGGTGTCTCATCAATATTTTCCTGTTTGTCGTCTGCCATGATTTTATCCCTTAGTTCTGAGGCTCGCCCTCACCTGCGATCCATGATGCAAGGTTAGGTTGCAATGTAACTTCTGAGGAGATGGCGCAGGAGATAATCATCATACCACCCACTTGGACCCTATCCCTTACTGCCTCATTGATCACATCACCCTCGATTAACATCTCGATCCATTCCATATCCCCACCCTCTTCCCTAATGAGGAACTGACGGATAAATTCTTTCGATTCCCGAAACATATTGGTGATAGAATCGCGCCGAATCGGATTAGGGTCTTCCCAGACCACTTGAATGTTGTCCATTTCCAGTTCGCCATAGGTGTTTTTCAGGTCCGCCTCTATCTGACGGAAATATCCCATGTACTGGTGAAGCACCCGACCGCCTACACGTGTCACGTAGAGGATCGGGGCCTGCATCCCCGGAAGCGCATATTCGCGCAAAAGTTCATAATGCTGATCCTTCGTCATGCCGTAAGCTTTCATCACCCGCTCTACTGCTTCCAGCACAAATTTCTTCGCGTCGATAATTTTGGTCTCAACCGTCTTCTTGCAGAGGGCATTGGCACTTGCAGTCGTTGATACCGCGTCGTCACTGGAATCTTGCAGGATCGCTTTGTAGTAGTAGGTCAGGTTGTTCTCAGGTTCGTAGTCTGATATACCCATGACGCCACCGGGAAAGTCGTCACTGGTCACAATGATGTCCGTTACTCCAGATGGAGGGTTGGCCGGATCAGCAAAATAGTTCGTGACCTCCCCTGCGGAGATGTCTGCTCCCTCTCTGCGGAGCAAGACAATCCGCCATCCGCTCGGCATGGTAGGTAATGTCCATACCATCTCGATCTCCTGACCGAGCGGGTGGCCGAAAGCCTGAAAGTTCGTCAGTGGATTCGGTGAAGGCATTGGTTACAGTTTTTTCTTTTTCATCTCTTCTTTGACGCCATCCAACCAGTCATTATCGAGATCGTTCTCGGTACTGTCCACCCACTTCTCAGCGACCTTGATAAATATCAGTTTTCGCATCTTGGGGCCTATCAGCACCCTCACTCCGATGATCATTATTTCACGTACCCCCGGAATCCAGAAGGACCCGATCAGCAGGGCAATCACCCCTGCCATTGCTTTCCAGCTGTCTTGCAAATACCCTACGAACCCACCATCAGCGCCGAATAGAGATGTGGTCATCAGAATGAGCATCAGGCAGACAGTCTTAATGATATTTTTCATTGTCATGGTCCCTTGTTTATTATGATCGTTGCCACGGCTGAAGTTAGTATCACATTGATCACCATGATGATAACTCCCACCATGATCCGAGACATCTCGGATTCTTTTCTTTTTCTGAACTCTGTATTGGCTCTGAATTCCAGAGCATCAAAATCCTCCAGTTCTTCGGCGGCCTTCAGCAGCGTTCCTTTCATCCCCGTGTCGTCTTGGACATAGGGATCACCGCTGATCAGATGGCTTAATTTTGTAACCTCATCGGCTACTCGTTCAATGGGCGACTGCTGCTACATTGACATTCCCCTCCAGTTTGTTGCTAACCATCCTCACATCAGTCACAGCGGTCTGGAGTTGCGTCAATGTTTTGAACAGTGTGAGCAAACTCTCGATTCGCTCCATAAATGCGCCGCCGGTGATCTCTCCCGGTTTATCGAAATAATCAATGTCTGGATATTCTCGTTCTAATTTTTGTTTCAATTCGGTGATCCCTGACATGAAGATAAATGGCGTATCTGCATATCCGTTCATCCCCTTCAGTACCGATACCAGCTTAACACCACTAAATCCCCGAACACCAAGGTCAATAATAAAAAGATCATATTCCCGTTCTTCGGCCATATCGATTGCCTGTTCCGCACTGCCAGCAATTGAAGTATCCACAAATGGAAAGTGATGAATGATTTCTGCGGAAACTTGTTGTAATGACTTCCGATCACCATCTACAATTAAGACATTGCCTCCGATCTCATTCATCAAGCTGCCACCTTTTCTTTTGCGCTGAGGAATTTTGCCATCGTATCGGAAGCCTTGCTCCTATTGCAAGAACGGCATAGAATTTGAACATTGTCAATATCATTTCTTCCCCCCGCCGACAAAGGAATAATATGATCAATCTCAAGATACTCACCAGATTCACACACAAAACATTCAGTATTTGATAGCTTCAACTCCATGATTTGCTTTGCACTTAAATCCCCTCCATTCGTCAATTTTCTGGCCCGTCTTTTATGGTTGTATTCAGCGGCCTTATGAGGATTATTCTTAAGCCATTGCCTGTGTTTGGCAACAATTCTTTCCAGATTATCTTTGCCCCATTCTCTTTGTAATTGCTTCATACGTTCTTTATTCTTATCTCTCCATCTTCTGCAATGAGCGCGGTGTTTCAACCGATATTCAGCGGAGTTATCTAACCACGATTTGACATTATTTTTTACTTTATCAGAATTATTAACATACCATTTATGCCAGCGTTTTTTCTCACAATCTATACAAAGTCCCGAATAGCCATCCTTGTTAAATGA